GTTTTTTGAAGGTTACTGGGGTGGTGAACGGTGACACGTTCGGTTCCCTGTTTATACAATAAGGAAAAATATTATGCCAAAAGGTGAAGGATACGGAACGTTTGAAGAAACGTTTGGTTCACAAGATGAGCAGCCTTACAACTCTACGTCTTCATTCAACATGTGGGATATGAGTCAGAAGGCTAAGAAAGCCGCTTCGTTTTTGCGGAAAACTAATTTGGGTAACGCCGCTCACGGTGGCCGCCCGTTTGGAAAGTAGGAAGTAATGCACGGACATTTAGATGATACAACTATGAGTGTTCCTAAGACGAGTAGTATTTTGGTGGACAGTGTTGATCGTCCTACTGCTAATCTTGGTACGTTAACTGGTGACGCTATGTTACGAATGGGTAACGGTATGCGTGCTAAGTTTGATGAGAACGATTAGTGGCGCGTAAGAAAAGGCCTCGTCCGAGGTACTGATTATGCCTTTAGAAAAGGGTTCTGATCAGGCGACCATTAGTCGTAATATAGGTAAGTTGATTACGGAAGGTTATAAACGTGATCAGGCTGCCGCTATCGCATATGATAATGCGAGGAAATCTAATAAAAGGAAAAGAAATTGAAGAATATGGTTGACATGTTGGAACGTGCAGCGTGGACTTTCGCGCAAGCATTCTTGGGTGTCTTTGTTGTTGCTGACTTGTCGTCAGTTAAAGGCGCGGGTGTTGCTGGTTTAGCGGCGGCTGTGTCTGTTCTTAAAACTGTAGTTAAGGACAAGGTAGCGAAACAATAATGGATGACACGGATCTTGAGGCTAAATGGGAATTGTTCTTAGAGCAGCAAGGTACGTCTATTCAGAAAGAAATTTATTCGGAGTTAGAATCCTCAGCGAACTTGTTTGATTCGTTGGATGGGACTCACGCTAAGTGGTCTCAGGACGGGTTGTTGGGTTTACTGTTGGTATTAGATGAGGCGGAAGCGGAGAGTATTCTCGCTGCTTTTCAAGCCGGCGTTGAAGGTGTTGAAGAGGCTCAGTATGCTTTCGCTATTTGGGCTACTTCTTTAATGGGTTTGATCCGGCAATGCCTCGTCCCCGAAACGGATTAGATCCATTCTTGAACCACTGGGTGTTCCAATAAACGTGCCATAAGTTTACGTCTTATCAGGTCGCGTCTACGTGCGAGTGATGTTTTAGGTATCCCTAAGACTGCTCCTGCTTTTCGTAATGACAGTCCTTCTATGAAGAGTCTTTCGGCTATCCATTTTTCTAATGGTGACAGTTCATCTATTACATCAGCGAGGATTTCTTTTAAATGTAATGTGACTTCTATAGGCAGGATGGGGTCTGCACCGGATGGTGCTGTTTGCATCATTGCTTCTATTTCTGTCATTGGTCTTGTTGGGTGTAGTTTGTTTCTAGCCCCGAACTGTACCTTTCCTTCTTGCCACGCGTCTGTTGGGTCAGTTGGGAACTCGCGTTGTTTCCCCGCCATATTCTGTTACCGCCTTTAAAAAATCGGGGGCTATGACACGGGTGTTGTCCGCATCATAACCTGAAGGTCCTCCGAGTTCCCATGCTTCGTCATGGTCTAACCATCCCAGCATCTCCACCTCTCTAAATTCTGGTGGTACTGGTCTAACTACAAACAGGACAAGTCCTTTTCCTAGTTGTCTACGTCTCACTGCCGCGTTGTTGGATGTTCTAACTCTTCTTACTTCTATGTTGTTACCTACGTCTGCGCGGTTACGGTTTTCTACGTGTCGGTTTCCCGGCCAGACGTGACCTCCCCAGTATTGGTTGGTTACTCTGGCTACTGCTAGTTCTCCTATTGCGGCGGCGACTTGTGCTGTTCTGTCGTCTTCCATGTATTCACGTTTGTAATGTGATGCGTCTTGTTTTTCCCAGTTTTCTATGAAACGTCTGCATCCTACGTGTGTAGCCCATTCGTATTCCCATGCTTCTAGTTTAATCAAGATCAAGTTTGTCTACTTTCACCGCGTTGATTCTTACTATTTGTCTGTCGTCCGCCCAGCCGACTCCGTTGAGTCCATCTAATGTGAGTTTAAGGTAGTTGTCGAGGTCGCCTGTTAAGGTTTTAGCGTTGTGTGGTGAGTCCATTACGTGAAGGATTGTGTGTGTCGGGGAGTACATGACTGTTATTTCTAGGGGTCCTTCGAGGGTGGTGCCTACTTGTTTCATCCATGCTTCGGCTACGTAGGATTCTTCGTCGAGTGTTGTTTTGGGGGTGAATACGTGACCTTTTTTAGTGTGTCTTGGGCGTGCCTTGACTTTTGGTCTTCTCTCTATAATTACGCTGATAGGTTTCTTCGTTATCCCACGCGACTTTTTCTGAGGCACTTACTATTCTCCAAATTTGAGTGTCGCCGTCTTGACGGCTGTCGTATTTTCCTCCCCATTCCTTGTCCGCTGACTTTAATTCATTAAAAACTGTGTCTGGTGGATACCCTTGTCTTATCATTTGGCAGGCTAGTGAGAACAGGGTCGCTGATCTGTCTCCTTTAGGTAGTGTTTCTGTGGGTCTCGGACCGTTCTTCCGTATCGCTCCTGCGAGTCCTCTGAGAGGTCCTGTGGGTGTGTACCCTGTCTTTTGTGGTTTGAACGGCTCAGGTGGCTTGTACAGGGCTGTGACAGGCTCCCAGCAGTCGGGTGTTATGCGTGTTTTTATGGCTTCTTCAACGAAGGTTTTTACTGGTACCATAGAAAAGGAGTATTCGGGTCTGTCCATTTCGTTGTATCCGCCTCGTTCACGGTTGTCTGCGTAGGGTAGTCTCACTCCGTTTCCCCACCCTCGTTCTGAGAGTTCTACTTGTTTGGGGTTTACTTCTTTTGTTGGTGCTTCAACGATGTCGCAGGCTCCTATTAGTCCTTCTCTTATTTCTTTTGCGTACATCGGTGCGGTGAAAAACACCCAAAGGTGGTATCCCTTGGAACGTGATCGCTCTATCCAAGATCGTACGTCTAGTTGTTTTAGTACTTCGTATACGTTTTTTGCGTGGATGTATGATTTTTGTATTCCTTCGTCAAAGTCAACGCACCCCCAGTAGACTTTCAGTCCATCTTCTTCTGCGAACAGTGGGTACACTCCGATGGCTGGTTCTGAGTGCAGGTGGTCTGCTATTTTATTTTCGTATTCTTCGCCTTGCGCTGCGACGAATGTTCCATCATGGTTTGTCCATGGTCTGAAGTCGCCTGTGTCTATTGCTACTTTACCGCCTCTGAACAGGTCAGCGAATCCTTGTATGATGTGTGGTTCATATTTGTTGATTGGCATTGGGCATCAACTCCTCCCAGTATGGGTGAACGCCTCCGAACTCAGGGTCTAAGTAGTAGGTTTGGTCTATGAGTCGTGCTGTTCTTTTGTTTTTGCACAGGTTCAGGTTAATTGAGTTGTCGTGGTAGTCTTTCTCCCATTGTGACAGGTCGTATCTGTCTCGTTGTCGGTAAACTTCTATCACGAAGATCGCTTCTTGTTCACCTCCGTACCTGCCTGCGTACAATCCTGCGGCTTTGCCTTTATCACCGGAGCCTCTGCCTGCTTGGTGGACTAGGCCGACTGGTACTCGTTGTGTTTTAGCCCAACGTTTAACTGCTTGTGCTTTGGTTGTTACTCCTGTCGCATCGGAGTCACCTCCGGGTAATAATTCTAGGTAGTCGATCATGCAGAAGGATGGGTTCACTCCCCACCAGTCTCTTATTTCGTCCATCACTTCAGCCATTTGTTCTAGTGGGAACGATTCGTCTATGATCGCTACTCTTGACAGTTCCCTTTCGGATGCTTCCGCTAAGTCGTTTAATGTGTTGGTGTCTAATGCTTTGATTGCTTCTTCCACATCTGTGGATGACCTGCCTCTTAGCAGACAGTACAGTTTCATCGCTACTAGTTCGCGTGGTTCGTCCATTGAGAATATGACTATGTGCGCTTCGGGGTGGTTTATCAGGTTTGAAACAATACTGTTTAGCAACATTTGTGATTTGCCTGTGTGTGATCTACCTACGACCATCAACACTTCGCCTTTGCCTATGCCGCGGGTCGCTAAGTCTATTTCGTTGAACCCTAGGTACCATCTTTCGGACGGGTTTTGGATGAATCCTACGAGGTTGTCTACTACTGATTTGGTTAATGACCAGCGTTTAGGTTCAAACTCTTCTTCTTCTTCGGGAATGTCCACCGCCTCTCCGTCCGTGGCAACGGAAAGACGGCGTGACACTTCGTCCGGTGAGAGTGCATCAGCCACGTTTGTTACTCTCAGGCTCTTATTGATTTACCAATATCTACCAGTTCACCAGAAGATTTCGCTGTGAATGGGCATTGGAACCAGTCAGGCACTAGAGAAGTGCCGTCTTTTTTGCTGAGCCATAAACCCTTACCGTCTGCTTTGCGCTTATAGTCGGGTCCATTTTTATTAAAGTTGGCATTAGGGTCTAGTTTCTTCTGCCAGTTGGGATCCCACCAGTTAGACTTGTTGTCCATCAAGTCACGCCAGAGTGTGTCCAATCCACTGCCTCCGAAAGCGGGAGCGGGTGGGGGACTATTCCCCTCGGCTGGTGTTTCCACGGGTGCTGACGCAGTGTGTTCGGGAAGGCTTTTTTCTAACCTCCGTACGCCAGTTTCTGTCATTTCATATCCGATACCCAACGCTTCATAGTTGGCTATCTCTAGGGTCGTACCCCATTCGGCAATCAAGTTGGCTACGCCTTCTTGACTTTCGTCACCTGTCAGGGTGACAGTCACTGAACATGACGCTTCCGCCGGTTCAAACTTGCCGGTCTGCACGACCTGTCTACGGAACACCGTGAAGGTGTTATCTTTTTCTCCCATTGGGTCTACCTCTTTTCTATAGTTGGTTCCAAGGGTCTGTTCCCGCAATTTTCCCTCTGCATGTTTTCCAAGCACCGCACCATTTAGGAGCGCAGTGCCATCCGACCATGTTTAATGGCCATACAGGAAGGTTTGCGGCTATGAGCGTACCAGCAGAGCGTGCCAAAGCGACCAGACTTGCATGCTCTGCTGGTGTTACGTTAACTAAAGTTCTATGCACCTTGCCTTTAACTAGGTGAACGAACTCGAAATCTAAAGGTGCTGTCACATTATTGTCGGACATCGCTGACACAGCCCAAGTGTACGCGGCGGCTTGAACTGACCAGCGTTTCTTCTCCCAGTCGTCTGATGGTTTACGACCCGGATTTTTCCAATCAACTATCGGACGTGGAAAAGATTGTACGCAATCAATGGTTCCTTGTAACCAGATTTCTGGTTCGTGATCTACTACTAAGGGTAGTTCAAATTTTTGTTCAACTGCTATCGGGTCGATGTCTGGCATCACTTCATCCCACCATGCGGCTGTGTTGAGTTCTATTATTTTTTCACACTCTTCTGTTTTGTGGTTCCATCTGACTATCTCAGATTCTTTCCGCACCCATTCTTCTAGGGACGCTGAGATCGTGTCAGATTTTGAAAGTGGTGTGCCTGTTTCCATTTTATCTATGAGGCATTGCTCTATCCCATAGTGGACTGCTGTGCCTATCGCAGTGTTGGTGGACTCAGTGGATTCTGAGATACCCAGCAGGTCTTGTCTGGCTCTCTCTGGACACATCGCTAGGGAACCTAGCCATGATTGTCTGAGGATTATTCTGTCGTCTGTTCCGGTCGCTGTGGTCATGGTTGTTTATGTTAGCACACTATCCGCGCATGCCATGGCATGCCATGTATAATGAACCCAACGGGTTCCCCAGCCATGCCATGCCATGCGTTGCGTACAGGCTAATCAAGTCCTAACTTGTTCAGAAGAGACTCGCATCCTTTTACAGTATTTTCCAATTCAAGTATCTCTAAACTGGTAAGAACATCTAACTCATCATCATCATCTAGTGTGCTTTGACAACTGTCACGCATGTACTCAAGTTCCCCATCAAACTGACCACAATCATGTTCAATTTGTTTTAGGAAAGACACGCTTGGATTAGCAGAAAATTCTTTAGCAAGTCTGTGTTGCGCCTCACTATCCAATTCTATTTCATCCAGTTCTAATACTTCTAACATGTAAGGCATATCTAAATGATCCCGATGCGAACAATCACATTTATTTGGACAGTTTTCTGTCGGCAAATCTGACCGCAGTGAATACTCTCCCAACTCTAATACTTCACACCATTCAGCATTAAGTGTTATTACTTCGGTTGCAATTTTTATACTCTGTTGCGAGAGTGTCTGGTCTATCAATTTATTCCTCTTCTATTTTTTTATCGCTACCTGCGATATATCAAGTATATCACATTACGAATACTTTGTCAAATCACTCGTCAAACAAGGGAACTACATTCTCGTCAAAACCCTCATCATCTTCATCACCATCCATAGTCAACTCGCTGAACATAGCCGAAAAGATTTTCAATTTATTATCAGCGATCACAGTCTCATCGTGAGCCAAATCGCCCATCACCTGCAAGATCGCTTTATGAATAGCAAAGAACCTTTGCAGAATCATTTCATGCGTGTCAAGTCTCTCACTCAGTTCTTTGATTTGTTCTTTCAACTCGTCAAACTGTAAATCTATTTCATTCATAGCACCCATAACTGTTTCTCCTAAAAAGTAGAGGGTCGGAACAGGTAAGAGAGGGTAACCTGCCCCGACCCCGATTGGTCATCTTTTAACTGCCTGCAACTACATGAAAGTGTCGTCTGATATTACGTGAATTACTTTACTACCAGTGGGACTGATTGTATGCACAATGTCACCCTCTGTCAATTTCTTCACCTTAACTTTCAGATGGTAACGTTTCGCCGCCTGATGAGCGGACGCTCTAAACGAGTCGTAACTCACTTGAAAATCCTCCCCCTCTTGCAACAAGTGCGCTTCACCATCCAACCATTCCCGCCAGTTGTACATCTCTGCACGTCTAGTGTCGGGGAACTCCGCTAATCTTTTAGACATTCAAATTCCTTTCTACTTTCATCCCTGTCGCTAACGCTTCAGTTTGTCTTTGATAATCAGTACCAGTTTTTTTACGGTAAAGATCCTTTGCTTCTTCAAGAGTTTGACAGTATGTACCACTAAAAGTATCCCACTTGTCACCATCATCTGATGCCATGTGCCACACTACGAACGGGTAATGTTTATCCCATTCAGCCAGTACCACTCCGATAAAATTTCTTTCACCTCCACTACCTAACCCTTGACTCCACATTAAAGGACGTGAACCGTTCTTAAGTATCATCATTCTGAACCCCAACTGAGAGATTGCGCTCTCTTAATTGCACGTTTATGCTCAGGTTTTTTACTTTCTTCTTTTCTGTTACGCCAGTATTGCTCCATGGTGATAGACGTATTCTCACCGGATGGTTTTATTCCCATGTTATTCCTCCCAACATGATCTACTCGGATACCAATGCGAGGCATTTCCCCACTTTGGATGTGGTTGTTCATAAAACAGCCAAGCCGCTACGCCAACATTGGCGCGTGGTTCAACAGCCAACCAACCGCTGAACCCAGCCTTGTAACTTCTTTCCTCCCACCATTTAGGTAGGTGTTGGAACCAGCCAGTAGCCCCAGATTTTCTGTTAATAGCATCAGACCATTTATCATCCGGTTTAGCAGACGACTCGCAAAACGCTATACGTAACATTAAAGGCACATCTTCAGGTTCAAAGTATTCTTCAACCAAATCTTTCAACGATGGCAAAGACACGATGTACTCGTCAACAGGCACCTCACAAGAACCGTAAGGTGGACATTCAGGAATCTCCTCAGCGTTAATGTAATTAGCATAAGCCGTCTTGTCCCACGGAATCGTCGTTGACGTAGGCACCGTCACAACTGGGACACCATATTCACCGAAGTCGTCATCCAACTGGTGTGTTGGGACACAACTCCACAACAACCCCAGCATCACCACAGTACTAACTTTTATCAACATCATCTTTTTCTTCATCTTTGATTGGCTTATCAGAGGACAACGCCAAGTCTAAAAAATATCCAAAGACTTCTATCGGGTTATCCAACTTCTCTTTATCTAACATTTCCGACATATCTTCACCCCATC